AGCTGCTAAAATTTGTGCGCCAGTAGTGCTAGAACCAGTAAAAGTTACTGTAAAGTACTCAAGCTTTGGACCTTGTGGCTGAACTGTAGCAGCAGAAGTAACAGTGTTTACACCAGTGTTAGTGTAAGATGCGCTGTCCATGTGTAGAACTGGTTTAAAGTCACCATTGACTCTTGTAAATTGTGCCATTTTGAAAATTCCTTTATATTTGTTGAAGCCTACTGCTTCATACAAATATTTATACTAAATGGCAAAAAATACTGGTTTTAGATTGAATTATTTGTTAAAATGGGCAGCTCCAAACCCTTCTCTGTTAACGATTTTTACTAAGCCTGCACTAGTAGGAAACACAAATCCTTCACCTTCTTGTTTTCCACCGGTCCATTGTTCAAAGCCGGTAACTTGTGATTCTAACTGCTGTGCTATGTTTAGTTTTAGTCGGTAAATAGCGTTCCATATTTTTAGAACTGCGTCTAATCCTTCTTTTTTCTGCACTAAGTATCCATCTTTGTTGTCACCGACTAAAGATTGATATTGCTTAGCACTAACATTCTTTGATAACCAATCGGGTAATGTATCGTTAGTTTGTTTAGTTATTTTATGATTAGTATATTTTTTAATAGCTTCTTTAGCAACACTAGAAAGACCGTTCAAGAAATCATCGGCACTGTTACCATATTTTGATAAAGTTTGTTCAGCAGTGCTTATTAAAGACTTGGGAACTTTTAGTGAAAAGTCTATTCCAGCTTTTGGAGTAATTATTGCTACATTAGAAGGATTTACAGCAGGGTCACCGTTCCAAGGTGCACCATCAAATTGATGAGCTACTATCATTCCGACTTTTCCACCAATTAACTTACCTAATTCAGAATCTACTGGCACTCTATATTCTACTGTAGTCTTCTCAGTTGATTTAAAAATATAGTAACCATTTGTAGGTTGTAGTTTACCTACAGCCATTAAGTCACCTTTAAACAAACCTTTAGTATTACCTACTGCTTTTTCTAAGCCAGGCCAAATTAAATTAATTTTGCTATACAAGTCATTTCTATCAGCCCCTCGATTTTTATCATACTCTACCCATTGTTTAGGACTGGTAGGATACACACCCTTGTTTGGCATATACTTGTCTGCTACTACAAATGTTCCGTCAGGTAGTCTACCAAAGTAAAGTGCTATTCCGCCGTCCCATTTAATGCTACCAGATTTAGGATTAGCAGAGGCTTGCTTGAGTGCGTCTAGATATTTTTTTGCTTCACTACTGCCATCAAAAATTGCGTCTTCAGGATGCGGTATTCTAGGACCGGGTGCTGCTTCACTTAAAATTACTGAATTTTCTATTACAATACTACGAAATCTTGCCATGATATCTGACAAACTTTCTTGTACTTTAGTTCCTGGAGGCGTAACGCCTTGCGATCTAGCGTACTCTTCAAATTCGCTTACTTTCTTTTCTTTGTTGGGATCATTAGCTAACTTCTTATAGATATTTTCTACTGACATCATATCTTCTTTAGAGCCAGTTGGGCCAAATAAAGCTTTAGCAACAGTATCAATATCAAATGTAATAACTTCGTTAGTAGCTCTGTCCGCTAAGCCTTTCATACTTAAACGCAAGCCTTGAGGATGCTCAGAACTTACAGTACCTTTAGCTACATTGTTAAGTAAAATTTCTCTAAACATGCCCTTATATTCACTAGGGCCCTGACTTAGTAAGAACGTACCCCAATCAAAATTATCTAGAAACATAAAATCTGCTTGTACAAATCCGTTTTCAACATCGCCTAAAATTGGAGCTTTAAAGTGAACTGATATACCTGACTTAGCTACCCATTCTTTTGGATTTAAACCCTGCTTTGTAGCCCAGTTTTTTAATTGTGATTCTAATTCAGCTTTAGAAATTTCCTGACTGTTAACAGCTAAGTCTAAGTCCCCTGAAGATTCTTTTCTACCAGTAGAACCTAACCATTTTATAGGTAATCCATCTTTAGCTTTTTCTTTAGTTAAATCCAAACCAGTTAGCTTTTCTAACCAGCTAATAGTATCAGGGATTTCATTTTTATTTATGCGGCGAGTAACAGGAACTCCCTGCTCATCTTTGAAAATATTCCCGCCTTCAAATAGTCTAATCATCTTTTTTCCTTAAAGACTTAGAAAATCTTTCTTGATCTCTGCCTTTAATCGCACTTAGCAGTTTTCTTTCTAGTAGTTCAGCTTTTTCAAGGGAATAATGCTTTTTCACCAATTCTAAAAGATTGATAGCACTTGAAATAACATTGTTGGCACGGTTTTCAATAAGAAGATTAACATCCTTATTGTTGCCTATACTTTCTAGTTCTTCTAAGAGACTGCGTGTTTTCTTTTGCATACGATGAAACCTTTATTATATTTATCTTAGATTAATTATTCTTTAAGGAGTTTAACATACTTCTTAACTTAGAACCCTGAACATCTGCTACTACTTTTTTCTCAGGTTGTTGAATTTCACCAGTGTTAGCATCAATAGTTTCATTGTGAGATACTGCACTTACAGTTTTAATTTTGTTCATAATATCTGTAGCAGATTGGCGATACCCGGCATTTTCATCACCACCTTCGTCTGTAATTCGCATAGTATCAATGTTATATTCAAGATCAATTTTCTGACCTACACCAGTAGAACTACGCGATTTCATACACTGAATTTGATACTTGCCGCGTTCTTTCATACTTCTGCTAGTAAAGATACCAAACACATAGTCAGCAGTGTTAATCTTAGAAATACCACCAGCGATATGACTATGATCAAACTCAATTTCATCTACAGCCGTTCTGTTTAGCTGTGAAGCAGTTATCATTAATACACCCAATTCTTTTGCTAAGTTTCTTAACTCTTCACTTACATACTTGTCTTTGATAAACTGATCATTGGGGTTTACTTTTACAGAAACAGGCATTACTAAATCTAAGTAGTCAATCATTACAAAGTCTACTGGCATTCCTGTTTGTATCTGTACTTCTTTGATATAACTTCTGATTACATTTACGTTGCTTTGTGCAGGCAATCCCTTAACGCGATATTGTCCTGACTTTTTAGCAGCCATTTTTACTTTTAGTTCTACTGTGTCTAAGTCTTTTCTGATATCTTTTGTACTCATGCTAGTTAACATAGCATCAGTACGTAAAGCAGTTAGCTCTTCAGACAGTTCAAGTGTAATATAAACACCGCTTAATCCTTGATTTAAAAAATTCAAAGCTATGTTCATCATTACCAAACTCTTACCACTACCTGATCCTCCCGCAAATATGTTTAACTCACCGCGAGACATACCGCCATACATAATTCTATCAAGTTGGGGCCAACCTGTGCTTACTTGCCCTCCCTGATTAAAGTATTTGTTTAATCGTTCTTTAGGATCAGCAAAATAATTAGTACCCATATCTCGTTGAAGTGATATCTGTACCGCATCTTTGATCAATTTTTCTACTGGATCATATTCACCTTTTTCTAAAAGTTCGGCTGCTTTTAAAATTGCTCGTTCTAGTTCTTGTCTTTTAGTAAAGTTTTCAAATTCTGCTAAAAAGAATTCTGTATGCCCTTGACTGTCTAAGTCAGCTATGCGTTCAATTTCTATCCCGGTTGCTGCTTTGATTTGTACTGGATCGGGTAAGATATGATACTTGTGTGCGTGTTCTACCATAAACTCTGCTACAGGTCTTGTGGTTCTGTCAAAGTTTTGTGGATTCATTATATTCATCACTCTTGTATAGAGGTCTGAATTTGTAACCATCATTCTTAAAAATAATATTTGTACTTCAGAATTAAATTCTTTTAACAAGCTTTCTTCTCCTCATGTCTATCTTAATTTTACTCATAGTCGCTGATTGTATGATACTTAGTAATGTAGGTAAACGACCATATTTTACTACTGCTTCATTTACGTCTTTAATGGGTTTGTTATCACTATTAAATCCCCATTCAGGTAAACTTACTTGATACCCTAATTCTAATGCTTGATCAATTAGGTCTAATCCTGTTTTGTCTTGATCGGGAACTACAATAATTGTTCTGTTTAATCGTCTTAGTAATTCTTGTTGTTCTAAACTGATCGTACTAGTACCCAAAGCACAAGCGTCTATGCTTAGTGCATCAAATATACCTTCAACAACAATACAAATAGACCATTCAGGTTTTTGAAAATCGTAACCAAATAAGTAACCAGTAGGTTGATCATTAAGATACTTTGGTTTTCTATCGTCTAAAAATCTACTTGTATTACCAACAATCTTTCCTTTGTATGTAAAGGGAATAATAACTCTGTTTGAGTTTCTTCCCATATCATTTGTAGTGACTAAAAAGGGATATTCATCATAATTTATTTTTCTGTTTTCTATGTATTCAATGAATTTATGATGTTTTGGATTATTAATATCTAATACTTCACTATTATCAGGAAGTTCTTTTTCTTTAAAGTTGATAGATATATTTCTTACTGTAGGTGTAATATAGTCTAAGATATCTTTGTTCTGTAAGCTTTCTAAGCCTATTTTTGTAATTAAACCTTCATCTGCTCCGCACCATTTTAAAAATAATTTAGTATTAGCAGATAGAGGCTTACCTAACTCAAACCTACATTTAAAGTGGCAATTGAAACAACTGTATGTAAAATTGTAGTTGTCTTTTATTAATCCACCACGCATTCTTTTATCGGGCTTGTGCCCACGATAATGGCAACAGGGAGAGTTAAAAGAAACCCAACCCTTTGCTGTTGTTTTTCTTTTGCCGGGAATAATTGTTAATATATCAAACATTCATTGATTATAGCATATTTCTATAATAAATCAAGATGTTATCTTGCCAAGATGTTGTCTACTTCGCCCTGTTCACTATTAAATTGTAATCTTACAAAAGGATGAAAGCCGTTAATTGTATATCCTTTTGTTTCAGAAATATTAGAATAGTCTGCTGTGGTAATTGTATACCAATCGCTGTCTACTAATGTAGAGCCTTGGATAACTATATTACCTTCATACTCATTGTACTGAGC